CAGAATATGGCCAGGCGGCCACGCAGAAACTTGGTAGCGGAAATGTAGAACATGAATTCCATGTCTCCGCTCCACGCATCGTGAGTTAGAAGCGAAATGCCAACAGGCATCACGTCGCCAAGGTTTGCCGTTAGCAAAGGGTGAACTGGGATGTTCGCGAGGTACGTACCCGTGGTGGGCGACGTTGTCCAGGTGATCTTCCCGGCATAACCCCAGCGACGGAAAATGTTGGCGAACGTGAGTGCGTCGCCAGCAAGGCCTTCAACATCGACTCGCGAGGGGTTCTGCGCGGCTTGTGGCTGAATCGACAGCTTCATCCCTGCGTCGTGGTTCGATCCACTGGCCCACGCTGGGGTGGTCCTTGGGAGCATCCAAGTCATGTTGGGAAGCATCGAGGGGGAGGAGAAGCCAAAAAGCTTGAGCAAGGAACTGCCTGCGCGAGCAATGGCCACTCCGGTCTCGACGATCGACCCTAAGACAGGGACCTTCTTGAGAGGTTCAATGATTTTGATCGCTTGGTCAACAACCGCGCTTGGGCGGAATTCAGACGAGGCGACGACGCCACTGATTGCGTCAAAGGGTGTTGGGAGAGACATCTGCGGGTCAATCAGGCTGTATGTAACCGTCATTTCCGGTGTGTCTGTCGGGGAACCATCGCTAGCGGTGACTGGGCTGAGCTCATGAAAATAGAGCCCAAGCGACGCTGCACCACCGTTGTTGGTCCCGTAAAGGCTGATCACGTGTTGCCAGTAGAAGAATGGTATCTCCAGCACAGCGCGATTCGACTGAGCGAGGTCAATCATCGCAACGGCGTCCCACGAAACAATCTGGTTGATCGTGGGGAACGTTGCTAGACCGGCTTCAGGGGTGCCAACCAGTCCGATCAACATCAGGCCCATGTACGTGGGAGGTACGCTCACCGTCACCGTGACTTTCATCTTGGTGCGCATAGCGAGGAAGTACGTCATACGTGCAGAGAGCCAGGTGTTGTTCGAAAGGTCGGTGAGTGGGTTGCGAACGCCGGTGAAGCCAGACGTCCAAGTGAAGGACGTAAAGGCGACAGCGCGCGTCAACCACACATCGGTTGGCTCGTGCTCAAGCACTTGTTGAGGTACCCTGCTACAATCACCACAAATCGAATCGACGACATCGTGGTAGGTCGAGGCATGGGGCGCATCGTCAGTGCCAGGCTCGAGGTGAAGGAACTCGTCTCCGACGGAGGCAGCACCAACTCCCGAAATAGCCTGCGAAATGTTTAGGACTTGGAATCCTTTGCAGTCGCAGACACCATGTACGGTGTTGGCCATGTCTTCGAAAGCCCACGCGCTAGTGGTTAGCGTGCGGTTGTCGTACTGTTCCAAGAGCTGTTCGTAGCTCAAGAAAACGGCACCGACTTGATGCTTTTCGGAAACTTGGCGCAGTTGAGCGACTCGCTGGGCGTAGATGTCTCTCCCGTGTAGGAAAAACTCTCGTGCGGCACCTTCGAGCAGCTCTTTGTGCTGAGGAATGGTTTGTAGAGTAGAGTGTGAGTCTCGCCAATGCAAGGACTTGGAAATCGACTTGATTGCGAGGGGAGCGAATGTACGTTCTCCTTCGACGCGGAAGCGTCGCTTGAAAAACGTGACTTCGTCCCATGGGACTTCTTGTGGGGGTTTTGACTTGTCTGCGTCGCTGGTTGCGGTGTAGCCCAGGTAAGCAATGCGTCCTTGGACCGCTGCTGCTCGAAATGGGCGTAATGCTTGGCCTAACGCTGCG